GCGACGATGGACTTTATCCGAAATGGGATGGACCCTCTTTATTTAAGAGACGCTCTGAAGTTGCGCCATCTGTCTGGGCTATGGTCTACCAGCAAGAAGACGTCGTTGAGAACTCAATCTTCTCACCAACCTGTGTCGCAGGTTCCGTCAACGGAATGCGAAAACGAGGACCGCTAAAGCCAGGAGTCCCAGGACATCCTAAGCACGCAGAGTCCACCTATACGGTAATCGGACTTGACCCTGCTATGGCTGGTGCCACAGGCGCGGTAGTAGCAACTTACAATCGCGCTGATGGCAAAATCTATGTTTTAGATTGCGTCAATATGACTGACCCAACTCCAGCCAAGATTACAAACTTGATTGAAGAGTGGGTACCTAAGTACAAGCCACAAGAACTACGTATTGAAATTAACGCCCATCAGAAGGCTTACGCCCTAGATGATGATTTAAGAAACTACCTGGCATCCTACGGATGTCAACTCAACTCACACTTTACTGGTAAGAACAAGTGGGACGTAGGATTTGGTGTAGCGTCAATGGCTTCGCTATTTGGCAATACCCGCGATGGTAGATTCCAAGATAACAACATTATTGAACTCCCAAGCAATGAAGGTTCTGAAGGTCTTAAAACTTTAGTACAGGAACTCATTACTTGGAAACCAGATACTAAAAACCCTACAGACTGCGTTATGGCTTTATGGTTTGCGATTATTCGTATTCGTGAACTTATGCAAACATCTTCACGAGTAGGGCAATACCAACAAAACCGCTGGGCTACTAGAGCACAGAAGGCAAGCAGAGGTTCATTAAACTTAGATGAAGCCTTTGCTGAACAATGGTCAGAAACTTACGGATAGGAACCCAATGGCATTAACAATGGACCAGATTGCAGCACGAGTTCAATCTCTGCGCTATCGCAACAGCGAACGTGATGCTCGCAACCTTGACGTCCTTGCAGTACGCAAGGGAAAGATTGCTGAAGTCTACCCAAACTTTTTCCCAGATGGCGTTGATGCCAACGTAGTAGCAAACTTTATTGACATTGTTGCCCGTGACTTATCTGAGGTAATGGCTCCACTGCCAGCAGTAAACTGCTCTGCAGCCAATGCTGTCAATGACCGTGCACGCTCTTTCGCTGATAAGCGCACACGTATTGCCTCAAACTACTTCCAGCACTCAGACCTTGCAGTACAGATGTACTCAGGTGCAGACTGGTACATAACATATGGTTTCGTCCCTTTCATTATTGAATTAGACGAAGAAACAAAAATGCCGCGTATTCGCATAGAAAATCCGATTGGGGCTTACCCAGAGTTTGACCGCTATGGACGCTGTGTGGCATTTGCTAAAAGATATATGATGACCCTTGGTGAATTGGTTTCACAATTTCCTGAGTATGAGCGAGAACTGTTTGGTGCCCAAGGCTTCAAGCAGGACTTGAACGCTCAGATTGAATTGATTCGCTATTACGACAAAGACCAGTCAATCATTTATTTACCAACAAAAGACAACCTAATCCTATCTATCGCTAAGAATCCTCTTGGCAAGATGATGGTAGTTGTCGCACGTAAGCCATCTGTTGATGGTGAACTACGTGGACAGTTTGACGATGTACTAGGAATCCAACTTCTTCGCAACCGCTTCGCGTTGCTAGCAATGGAAGCAGCAGAAAAATCTGTACAGGCTCCTATTGTTCTTCCACAAGATGTTCAGGAACTCCAACTTGGTGGAGATGCGGTTATCCGTACAGCCAACCCAGCAGGTGTTCGCCGTGTAGAACTTTCTCTACCACAAGGTGCATTCCAGGAACAGTCACAACTTAATCAAGAACTTCGTGTAGGCACACGTTATCCTGAAGGACGTACAGGAAACATTGATGCCTCTATCGTCACTGGACAAGGCGTACAGGCTCTTATGGGTGCCTTTGATACACAGGTTAAATCTGCACAAGCAATCTTTGCTGCAGCACTTCGTGATGTTATTAGCATCTGTTTTGAAGTTGACGAAGCAATTTATCCAGAAGAAAAAACAATTCGTGGAGTAGATTCAGGTTCACCTTATGAAATTACATACAAGCCGACTAAAGACATCAAGGGCGACTATTCTGCTGATGTTCGTTACGGTATGTTGGCTGGTCTTAACCCAGCCCAAGGTCTTATCTTTATGCTACAAGCACTTGGCGGAGGATTAATCTCCAAGGATATGGCAATGCGTGAACTACCATTCACAGTAAATGTCACACAAGAACTTGAAAAAATTGAAATTGAAAATATGCGCCAAGCATTACTTGGTGGCATTACAGCAATGGCTCAGGCTATTCCTGCGATGGCGACACAGGGACAAGACCCATCAGATATGGTTAACAAGATTGCTGCGGTAATCAAGGCTCGTCAAAAGGGTGTCTCATTAGAAGATGCTATTGAAACGACTTTTGCGCCACAGCAGCAAGTTCCTCCTGCTGGGGCAGCACCTATGGTTGAGCAACCGTCCCCTGCTCCCACCGCTTCTCCAGCAGGAGGCGCTCCTTCTCCAGAGGGCGTAGAGATTCCACCACAAGAACAATCACCAGACATTATGAGCATTCTTTCAAGCCTCACCGCATCAGGTGAAGCAGGTGGAAGCGTAAGAACAATCGCACGTAGATAACAAAGTAGGGGACAATGACAACAATTATAGGGCTTGAATATAAAGACAGCGCAGTAATTGTTGCTGATAGTCAGACTACTGATGAGAGTGGAAGAATTTATTCTCATCCAGATATTAAAAAAATCGCCGAACGCGGTTCATTCCTAATTGCTGGCTCAGGTGAAGTTTTACCTTGCGATATAGCCCAACACATATGGGAGCCACCAGCAGTAACTAAGGCTGATTACAAAGACTTGTATCACTTTATGATTGCTAAGGCTATGCCATCTCTACGCAAATGCTTATCAGAGAATGGTTACAACTTTGATGAAGACAATAAAGAAATGCGTTTTCAGTTTATCATTGCAGTCGGTGGAGAAATATTTGATGTAGACCAAGAGTGTTCAGTATCTAAAACTGACACAGGAGTCTACGCTGCAGGTTCAGGTGCAGCATATGCACTTGGTGCACTACACGCTGGAGCAGATGCTTACGAAGCAATGGAAATTGCAAGTAAACTTACAGCCTTTACAGCAAAACCTTATTATTCAAAAACACAACCTAAACATATTAAGTAGGAGGAACAATGGCGGGAAATGAGAACAGTGGCGGATTTCGCCCAAGTGCTCCACAAAACAATCCAGCAAATGTTAACCCTCTTGGCGGTAACGGACAGTCAGGACAGGCAAATCCAAATTACACAGGATTCGCTTATGGCGAAAATATGGCACTAGAAAATCAAGCAGGTTCAGCAACAATGGCTAAGGCTTCAACTCCAGCACCAAGTCAACCTGCACCAGCACAATCTATGAGTTCAGTAATGGGTGGATTAATGCCACTTGATGCGGAGTCACAAGATTCTCTTCCTATTTCAGATGGTGTAGATATTGGTCGTGGACGCGGAAGCGAAGCCCTTCCTCCTGCTTTAAATTCAGATACACGTATAACTGAAAACATTGATTTAATGAAACGATACCTACCTGACCTTATTGATGCAGCCCGACTACCTGGAGCACCTGACTCATATAAGCGTCTTGTTAACTATGTCAAGTCAAGGCTTATTTAATGAAATGGGTAGAAAATAACTTTTTTGACCATTTAGATAAGTTTGGCAACTCACTAGGTTATGAAAACTTTGGTGTTGCTGTATGCCTATCAATGGTTCCCTGGGAATCACCACAAGACAGAGATGTATTTATTATGTCTTTAACTGGAGAGGATGTTAAAGGTGGAGAACCGTCAACATTTAATCCAGAAGGCGCGGTGATGTAGTGTCATTATGGAGCGATTTTCTTGATAATATTCAAGGTGCTGCAAAAACTGCAGGAAGCGCAGTAAGTGGCGTAGCAGGTGGAATTGCAAGTGGTGTTACAGGTACTGTAGGTGGACTCGTAGGTGGAGTCACAGGTACTGTAGCAAAATCTGGTGCATCTTTAGGTGCATCACAAATGTTTAAGGGACGACCTGACCTAGCCGCTGCTGCTGCTATTGGTGCAGAAGAGAGAACATCTCGTGCACTTGAAAAGGCTGGCATTACTCCTGTAGAAAAAACTGTGGCAAAGGTTGCAGACCCAGTTTTATATGTTGGTGAAAAAGCAGAAAAGTATGTTTTTAGCCCAGTAATTGCTCGTCCAATTTCTACTGCATTTTTATTAACTGACCCAAACAGTGTTCTATACAATTCAGATAAACTTGGTCAAGGATTCCAGTTATCTGACGTAGTTGATGCATACAACAGAAGCGAAAAGGTTTCTCTTGGCGTATCAATGACTAAATCAATGATAAATCCTCTTGCTGGAATTACTACACCAATTCTTGAGTCTGGTGGAATTGACCTATCTAATGTTGACCTATGGAATGACGAAGATGTAAAAAAGAATTTTCAAGACAACGTAGTTGGTAGATGGGTTACAGGAACATCTGACTTCATTATTAAGAATGTTGCTATTGCACGTGTTGGAACTACAGCATCTGCTTTAGCCAAAGCCGCTGCTACACGTTCTGGGTTAAACACATCACTTAAAGTTGGCGACATTAATGCTATGCCGCAGTGGGAAAAGTTAGCAACTGACCATATTGATTTTATTAAATCAAATGGTGCAACTGGTACTCGTTCTAATCTTGGAGAAGACATTCAGAGAATTGCTGAATCTGATGATTTAATCCTTATTAAAAATACTATAGAGAAGTACAGTAATAATCCTAGACTTCTTCCATTGTTCAAAGAGACCAAAGACCCAGAGTTTGTAAGAGATGGATTTCTTGCTGATATTGGTTATGGTCCAGCAATAGAGCGTCTTGCATCAGCCCGACGTAGAGACGACTTGTGGTACTTGGCAGACGGAAACGCTGAGACACAAGGTGCATTCATAACCACTGGTAAGGTCCCAGACTTTACTCCAGACCAGCGTGCTCGTTGGATGGGTGCATTTGATGATGCAATTGCTAAAGACCCTAAGAATCAAGAAATCTTTGATGCATTCTTAAAGCAAGTTGAAAATCCAGAGACTGGCGTAATGTCTATTGAGCCAACATTCTTTGGCAAAGGATATAAGCCAGCAGAACCAATTATTGGTAAGGCTGCATTTACTGCAACACGTAACCGAGCAGCACAACTAAAGGCTGCAGCAATTCAAAGAGATTTCTCTAAGGTGGGTGGAGTTACACAGACAGTTCTAAGTTCTCGTGTTGGTGGACCTGTAACTGTTCTTATGCGTAATGTTGGAACCTATATGCCAAAGGGCATTGTTTCTTTTTCTGGTCTACGCCCATCTCAAGGCATAGATGAGTTAATATCAGTATTTGATGACGTTCCTTTGTTTACAAGGGGCGAAAAACTTATTACAATTTCAGAACGTACACCTCAGATTACTGTATCTCAATACCGAACTCAAGTTATTGATAGATTTGTTTCTGCAGCAAACGATGGCGATAGAGCCAATGTAATTAAAGATTTAAACAAAGAACTTGCTAGAGTTGTTGCATACAACAGGGGCGTTTTTGACAACAATCTTATTGATGAATTTGTTGATGGACTAATGCAGAATGTTAACTCTGTTCACGGTCAATTACGCAGTACTGGTTTTGCATATGACCCATCTGGTGCTCGTATTGCAGTCAATGCAATTACTCAGCGCCAATTAGCCAACACTGAAGTAATGCTTCCATTTGGTCAATTAGATAGAATGCTTCGTCGTGCTGAAAGACAAGAGCGTTCAAGGTTGACAAGTCTTCCAGCAGATACACTATCTATTACTTCTGCTGGAGCAAGACAAATATTTGAGGCTGGTAACAAAGCCTTCTCTCTTGCTCAACTGTATCGTTTTGCATACATACCTAAGAACTCAATAATGGAACCAATTTTGTCTGCAACTATGGCATCTGGTATGGATTTTGTCCGACCTTTGACAACACAGGCTAGCCGAGGCATACTTGATAGGTCAACTAATTTTATTATGCGTAATGTTGAGAAGAGCAAGACTGTTCTTCCTAGCCGTAAAAGAGAAATTCAACGAGAGATTAAAGCACTTCGTGACCAATATGATAGGGCTATTAATAATCGTGATGAAGCATTTCTTGAATACCAAGAGTTCTTCTCTGATACACCTACCGTATCTCCTTCTGCACGTCGTGATTGGTCTGATACCGTTAAGGCTGACCTTCGTGATGCAGAACGCATTGTAGATGATATTGAGTCAAGACTGAATCAATATACTGTTGATTTTGGTAACAATAAAAAAATTGACGTACCAACTATATATGGACTACAACGCAGACTTGAGGCACTAAAGAAAGCAAAAGACCCACGCTTTGGTGCAGACATTGCCAACGCACAAGCGGTTATTGCTAAGGCAACAGGTAACATAAATACTTTGACACCTGAACTTAATGCTTTAAATAATGAAGTTGCTAGTGCATATACACGCTTGACCAGCATTATGGATGAGTTAGCACCTAAATTGCGTGAAGAAGCAGACCTGCTTTCTATCGCAGAAAATCGTTATGCTAAAAAACCTATAATGCCACAGACCACAAAGGTAAGACTTAAGAATGGTCAGACATTTGATATGCCATCATTTTCAAACCAACAATATCTTGGTGATGGCTATACAAGCGAAATTGCAAATATGTCAACTCGGACACTTGAGTTTCTTGGTAACAAGGCAATTGCTGGTAAGGTAAACAGAATTAGTCGCAAGACACCTGGAACACCTACAAAGCCAACTGATGTAGGTTATTTTGATGAACTTGCTTTTATTGTTAACAACCATATGCGTGGGGATATTCTTGTAGACCAAATCCTTTCAGGTTCTGGTCGTGAGTTACTTCTTAAGTGGGGTACTACAAAGCAGGGCGCCTCTTATGCTAAAAATATGGGTCGTATGCCAGAGGATATTGTAGAGATTATTGACAACTCAATTTCATATGTTAATAGTTACCTACCAACAGCCCAGGCTCGCAGTATTGCTGCTGCTGGAAATGTTAAGGTTACAGACCTACAACGTGAACTTGCAGACAAACTAGATTCTATGGTTCCAATTCAACCATTAGATATTGAGTATGCAAACCCAACAACTTTAGGTGGAACATTTAATCAAGCAATTGATTACTACTCATCAAAAGCGTGGCAACAACTGGCACGTCCAGAAAACATCTCTCGTGAAATATGGGGAAATGTTGAGCACGTAAAGCGTACTACTCAGAAACTAGATTCTCTTGTAGCAAGTGGAGTAGAAGTAGACCTAGCAACTGCACTATCTGTGCGCCAGGCTGCTGCTGCTGAGGTTGTCAAGGAAGTCTCCAATGTCTTCTATACAATTCCACGTCAGCATCGTGCGTTGTATCTTGCTCGTACAGTGTCCCAGTTCCCTAATGCTTCTGCTAGTGGAATTTACCGATATGGTCGCTTCGCAGCAAAACAACCTACACGTGTTGCAGGATTCTTAAATAGTTACTATGGTCTATACAATTCATTTGGCGTAGATAAGTACGGTAACCCAGTTGAAGACCCAATGAAGGCTGAGTATCTATTAGTTCCAGGTTCCAAAGAACTAGGATTTAATAAAGGCAAGGGTATTATTCTAAGCGCCCGTGCAACAAACTTTATTGCCAACTTGCCAGGTCCAGCCTGGATTGTCCCAATCGCAGTAGGTAAGTTATTAGATTCAAAGCCTAACTCTCGTGATGTCATTAAAGATATTATTGATAATTCTATAGGTAAGGTTCCTAATTACTCATATGATGAATTGTTCCCATTTGGTGTAGAAACTAATACTGCAAAGCAACTAAAGACAACATTTACACCTGCCTGGGCAAGAAATGTTCAGAGTGCATTTAGCAAAAAAGACACAGATTTAATGTGGATGCAGTCATACCAGTCAGAGTCTAATCGTCAATGGATTCTTTATGATATGGAATTAGGTCCTAAGCCAACAGAAAAGTCAGTAATTGACGCAACTGAGAGTATATTCTTACGCAAGGCTCGTACTCAATTCTTCTCACTATTTGGAAGCCCACAGTTTGTGGATACACTTCCAGATAGCATATATAAGGATTACTATTACACTCGTTTGAATAAGTACAAGGCTCAGATTGACCCTGAGACCAACAAGCCATTTACTCAGAAAAAAGCCCTTGCTTTAGCAGAGGCTGATTTCCAAACTAATATGCGTCTTGCTGGTGGAAAAGACTTTCCAATGGACCGTCTATTCCTTTCTGTTAAGAGCAAGGTTGCAAACATACCTGCCAATGAAAAGGCTTACGATAGAATCTGGAACGACTTCTCTGGTCTTGCAAAACAACTAGAAAGTTTAGACCCATCAACGGTTGCACTATTGACGGCTGATATTCCTGTTGAATATAATGGTCAAGTCAAAAAGTTTCTTGAAGACCCTAATACAACATTGCCTGGTGGCACGACTCTTAATGAAAAGTTAAGAACACCAAAGCAAATTGAAGAGGAACTAGAAAGAACACGTGTGTGGAGAGCATACTCTGACTACAAGGAAGAACTTAACGCTGCAGCAAAAAAGGCTAACTATGCTAGTTACCGAAGTGTTCCTGAATTAAAAGAATTAATGCAGCAACACGTAAATAACCTATCTGAGTACAGCACTCTATGGCGTAACGAGTACAACAAGAATGTTACTAGCGGAGATTCTGCCTGGGTTCAATCACAGGGTCTTTATGAGATTGTTAAAAACGATAAGTTTATGAAACAGTTTGGTGATACACAATTTTGGCGTCAAGCCAAGGGCTTTTTGTCCTATCGTGATTCTGTTGCCAAGGCTTACAAAGATGCTCCTACTGGTTCAAAAGGCAAAGTCCAGGAACAATGGGCAGACTACCTTGAGGGAACACTTGATATGTGGGACCCAGTAATGCAGAAGTTAATCTCACGATACTTTATTAATGATAATCTGAAGGAGAATAAGTAATGGCTGGCGGCAAAACCGACGAAAAAACAGATATACCACAAGGACCAGTCATAACTGTTACTCCTAAAGATAATGCTAAAAAGATTTCATACATCTGGATGCCAGATAAAAATGGCAATCTTGTAAAAGCAGATGCTTCTAAAGTAAAGAAGTCATTTGCTACATTACCTCAAGATGCGGTTCTTGCTCTTCAAGAGTTTTTGATTACAGTAGAAAACAAGACTAACCCAACCCGTGCCCAGCGTAATACCCTGTGGAACGATATTATTGATGGCGCTGCTGCGGCATTCAAGGATGGACAGAAAGTAAGTCCTTGGGAAGTTTTAGAGACTCTTACACAGAATGCTCCAGATGTCAGCGGTATATCTGTTTCCTATACAGAGTACGACAAACTTACTGCAGATGCACTTCTTAATAAAGTATCTAAGAAAATAGGCTTTGATGTAAATAACTTAAGTGATGCTGATAAGGCTGAGTACTTTGCTAAGTTACAACAAGAAGCCAAGGCTGGTGGTAAAACAGTAACCCGTAAGGCTGCTGCAGGTGGAGTAGAGCAAGTAACAACTCCTTCAACCTTTGATGCTTTATCTTTTACTGAATCCTTTATTTGGGCTAAAGTAAACTTTGCTGATACAACTAAGTTGCCATCATCTGCAATCACGAGTATCTCTGGTGTAAAGTCACTACTTCGTCAATACAACATTACCAATCTTAGCCAGATGGAGATTGACCAACTTGGAATTGACTTAGCATCAGGTTCTAAATCACTAGATACTATTAAGTTAGACTTCCAACAGAAGGCTATTAAGGATTATCCTGCTTTGGCTTCACGCTTTGAATCAAATCCTAACTTAACTGTACGTGCTGCGTTAGAGCCAATCCTAAATACTGTAGCAAAGTTATGGGAAGTTGACCCTGAGTCACTTGACCTTAATGACCCAAACATTGAAAAGTTAGTACGTCCTGATGGAGTAGTTGGAAAACTGCCACCAGCATCAGTTGCTGAAGCATATAACTTTGCAATCAACCACCCAAATTTTGAGAAAACTTTAAAGGCTCAAGATATGGCACGTGATTCCGCTACTAGCGTCGCAAGAGCGATGGGATTTGGAATATAATGGCTGGCAAAATAACTAACCAGGCTGCTATTGACGCCGCCATAAGACAGAATGCTGTTAACGCTGCAAAAACAAAGGCAGCCGCTACTGTTGTCCAGCAACTACAACCACGTCAAGAAACAGCCAAGCAAATCTCAGAGAGGGCTTCAAGTCTTCTTGATTTAGCAACTAAAATTGGTAAGAAAAAAGATGATGTTTCAAAGACGCAACCTATTGTAGATAAAGCAAGCGGTATAATAAGCACTCAAAGAAGCACAGTTATTGACCCATACGAAAAAGCATTAAGAGATATAGAAACTTTTAGTAATCAGATAGCAGTGCCTAGTGCGATATTTGCTACAGAAGAAGAAGCCCCAGTTAGAACATTGGCTATTGATGTTTTTAAGCAAACTCTTGGTATGTTCTTTGGTCAAACAGAAATGCAAAAGCCTTGGGTAAATGAACTATATTCATCTGTATCTAAGTTCTATAAATCAGGTTCTACCGCAGATGAGTCTTTCAACCTAGCGGTTCTAGATGTTCAAAAGAACCCTAATATGACTGAGTTCACAAAGCGTTTCAAGGGTATCTATGCCCTACAGGAAATGAAGCAAAAGGGTCAGGCTGTAACAGTGCCGACAGTTGCTGAATACTTTGCAACAGAGGCAAAGATGGGCGATATTCTTAAGCAATCATCTCTTGGAGAACTTGCTAACGAAGACTTCCTTGGAGATGTACTTGCTAAGGGTGTATCTGCAACAGAGTTTGCCAATAGAATTACAGCAATTTTTGATAGAATTGATAATGCTCCAAAAGAAACTAAAGACACAATTAGTAGATTCTTCCCATCTGTAGACAGAGTAAGTCTTGCTAAGGCTATTGCTCTAGGCGATAAGGGAGCAAAGGAATTGCAGAGTAAAGTAGCAGGGTATGAAGTTCTATCTGCTGCAGAAAAGCAGGGACTTGGAGCATCAGCAACCAATCCATTTGGTGTCACGGAAGCAAGTGCTTATCAGTATGCCCTTAGCGGTGAAACGTTTGATACAGCATTAACTAAATTTGGAACAATTGCTGCAGCATTGCCAACAGTTAATAAATTAACTCAGATTTATGGTCAAGAAACAATTGGACAGGCTGGTCTTGAATCAGCAATCTTTGGTAAGTCTGCTGCAGATATAAAGCGACTTGAAGATATAGCAAGAAAAGAAGAAGCATCATTCTCTGGAAGAAGCGGTGTTTCACAAGTAAGTCTAGCATCTCAACGTAGAGCCGCTGGCTTAATCTAAACAAATAGAATCCTGAACGGACCGACCAGCCCCGTCAGCGTAACAGACTGGTAGCAAGAGCCAGACCGATTCCCCGATTGGAACCTGAGGCTTGCGAACTAACTAATAGAGAAGGGTGGATGGTTGCTATGAGCAACAACTACTGGGACGAAGACGAAGACGACCTAGATACTGATGTATCTGAAACACAGATGGATGGCAGTGACCTCTTAAAGAAGTTACGAAAAGCCAAACGTAATGATGAGAAACGTATCAAAGAACTCACTGAGCAACTTGAGGGTTTAACCAAGTCGCAGCGTGAGCGTACAGTCAAGGAAGTCCTAGACAAGAAAGGTGTAAATCCTAAGGCACAACGCTTAATCTTGAAAGACTTAGACGAAGTTACTGAAGAGTCAGTGAATAACTGGCTTGAAGATAATGGAGACTTATTCGGATTAACTGTGAATAAGGACGCACCTGCAGTAAGTGATATAGACCGTGCAGCATTGCGCCAGCAAGACTCTATCACGCAAGGTGCAATAACACCTGACCGAGCAGAGAACCTAGAACAGAGACTCAACAGTGCAGATTCTGCAGAAGAGATTCTTTCTATCCTTCGCTCACAATAATCAATCATAGTTTCTAACTACTAAAAAGGAAATAACCTAATGGCATATGTATCAACAGCATCCGATTCACTCGGAGGTACCGCTGGTGGTGCTGGTCTAGTACAAAAGGCTTATGACCGTCTCTTGGAGTTCGCACTCCGCTCAGAGCCACTCATTCGTTCAGTTGCTGACAAGCGCCCTACAAACCAATCAATCCCAGGTTCAACAGTTGTTCTACAACGCTACGTTGACTTGGCTGCTGCAACAACAGCACTAACAGAAACAACAGACCCAGATGCAGTAGCAATGTCTACACCAACATCTGTGACAATCACTCTTGCAGAGTACGGTAACTCAGTTCTCGTAACTCGCGCACTTGAGTTGTTCTCACTTGCAGATGTAGACCCAGCAATTGCAAACATTATCGCATTCAACCTTGCAGATTCAATTGACGCCGTAGCAATGACAACATTGCGTGGCGGTTCAAACGTAATCTACTCAGGTTCAACAGCAACATCTACAGCAACAGTTACTGCTGCTGCAACAATTTCATCTGCAAACATCCGTCGCGCAGTTGCAAAACTTCGTGCGAACAAGGCATCAGCACGCAAGGGTTCACTATACTGGGCTGGAATCCACCCAGAAGTTTCACACGACCTACGCGCTGAGACAGGTTCAGCAGGATGGCTACTTCCAAACCAGTACGGTTCAGCACAGGACCGCATCTGGGCAGGAGAAATCGGAACATACGAAGGTGCATACTTCGTAGAGTCTCCACGTCTATACAATGCAACAGATGGTTCATCATCTGCTCGCGTTTACCGCACAATCGTTGCTGGACAGCAAGCGTTGGCTGAGGCAGTTGCCGAAGAGCCACACGTAGTTATCGGACCAGTAGTTGACAAGTTAATGCGTCACCGCCCAATGGGTTGGTACGGCGTACTAGGCTTTGCTCGCTACCGCGAAGAGGCACTATTCCGCATTGAATCAGGTTCATCAATCGCTTAATTGATTGACGCTGGTACAGGGGTAGAAATATCCCTGTACTGGAGTAAGTTCATTAAGGAGAACTATGGCAAACTATACATTCACTACACCCTATGTACTTGAAGGTCCATCTGGGGCACACAGGTTATTTTACTTTGCCAAGTTACGCAAAGGAATAACTATTGTAAAATCTGGAGGCGTGTACTCACAGATTCGTTATCCAGTAGAAGAAGACTTATCTGAATATGATGAGGTTTATCGCGGTGGTTACCAACACACTGTAGATGATGCAACAAAAGCAGCACTTATTGCTGGTGGAGTTGAAGTAACGGAAGCAAATTTCGTAGCACAATAAAGGGACATATGAATCTACACAAGATACAAAAGCATCCTGAGTATGTAGAAGGTTGCTTTGGTTGCAAGATAGGAACACTTGAACTCGGAACTGGTGATGCTTCAAGAGACATCCCAGATAAGAAGTGGACCTCTGAGTTAAATGAATACAAGAAGGCTAGAGCCGAAGGTATTCAACCAGCAGGTACAACTAGAAGGCACGTAGAAGAAGCAAGAAAAGCGTCGGAGACATTAGGGAAAGCATATGATGCTGATGTAATGCCTAAGACGAAAGATATAACCAAAGAATCCGTAGCAGTAATGAAGCAGATTGGACAAATATAATGCCAAAAGTAGGAATGAAAGAATTCGCATACACAGCAAAAGGTATGGCAATGGCTAAGGCTGAAGCAAAGAAGACAGGCAAGCCAATGAAGAAGGCTGCTAAGAAGGCTGTAGCAAAGAAAATGGGCAAGAAGAAGTAAATGCCTAACTACCTAGAAAATTTAATGAAAGAAGCCAAGCAAACTGCAAAGGCTATGCAGAAATCTTACAATGCTAGCGCAGATATTAAGCCTGGTGCTAATGCTCGTGCTCGTGCAGCAGACAAGGCTAGTGATAGCCAAGTAGGACAATTCATTGGTGCTCTTGTACAGGGTCGTCGTTATGATGACAATACAGGTAAGCAAGTAAAAGGAAAGAAGAAGTAAATGAAAGCAAAACATCCAGGATTTAAAAAAGTAGCATCAGGTATTGCTAAGAAGCAGGGAATCTCAATGGAGCGTGCTTCTGCAATCGTTGCAGCAGGTGCTCGCAAGGCAAGCAAGGCTGCAGTCAAGGCTAATCCACGTTTGAAAAAAGTTTCAGGCGTAAAAAAGGGTAAGTAATGCAAGACCCAAGACTAAAGCGAGCAGGAGTATCTGGCTTTAATAAGCCAAAGCGCACACCTAATCACCCAACTAAATCACACGTTGTTGTGGCTAAAGCAGGAGATACGGTCAAGACTATTCGCTTTGGTCAACAGGGTGTTACTGGCGACAAGAAGCCAACAGCACGCCAGGCTTCATTCAAGGCACGTCACGCAAAGAATATTGCTAAAGGCAAACTAAGTGCAGCATATTGGGCAGACAAGGTGAAATGGTAATGGCTAAGAAAGTAGCATTCTGGGATAAGAAGAATCCTAATAAGAAGTCAACACCACTTACACCTGCTCAAAAGACTAAGGCTAAAGCAATGGCTAAGAAGGCAGGACGCCCTTATCCAAATCTAGTAGACAACGCTAGGGCAAAGAAGAAATAAGAAAGCAGGGGACAATGCAAGAGACAGTATCGGTTGCTTGGTGCGATAACGGTATGGTAGATGGAAAGTTTATGCAAGGCGTAACCGATGTGTTACTCAAGTCTGGCATTAAATTTGAATCTACCCTACGCAGTCAAGGTAATCAAATCGCTAGACAGAGGGAAACTGTAATTACCTACTGGTATGAGCAGAACAAAGCAGACTGGCTACTATGGGTTGACTCAGATGTAGTTATCAGTCCAGAGGGTTTCTTAAAACTTTGGAATCAAAAGGATAAAGACGAACGACCAATTATGACTGGCGTTTACTTTACTACTGATAATCCAGAAGAGCCTCTGATGATTCCAATGCCTACAGTGTTTAACTTTACAGAGAACAAAGATGGTGGCTTTGGACTATCTAGGGTTCACCCACTACCTGATAACAAGTTAATCAAGGTAGATGCTGCAGGTATGGGATATGTCCTTATGCACCGCAGCGTGGTTGAACGAATCAAGAAGGAAATACCTGATGCTCAGTTCTTTATGGAAATGGGCAGAGGAACTAAATTTATAGGTGAGGATATTTACTTTTTTGCTCTATGCGAAAAGGCTGGTATCCCACTCTATTGCGACACAAGCGTCTTGGCGCCGCATATGAAACGCTTCTCATTTGATGAGCATTATTACAGAGCAATGACTAAAGGGAGAAAATAATGGCTGGTACTGCAGGTAGTACTTTCTGTTCAGAACTTAATCGTCTGGCAAATGGTGGAACCTACCCGCTTCTTACTGCATATCTTGATGAACAAGGTGCAGCAAACAAGTGGGCTGGAACTACGGGACTTGCAGTACAGGGTGCATTAAATGCCAAACTGGGCATTACTGATAAGAAACTATTTAAAGGTATTAGAGCAGCGTGTAACGCACTGGCTGGTACAACTGACAAATCACCAACAGATGCCTTGAGAGGGATGAACTCCTAATGACAACTCTTACAAATATGATTGATGAAGTTGCTGTCAATCTCTCTGGATACACATTCCAGCAGGATAGAGCAACATATTTGACTCACGCAGTGACTACTACTACATCATCTTCTGCCAGTCCTTTGGTTCTACAACTAGGTTCAACTGACTCTGTAGGTAAAGGTGTCATTGAAATTGATGAAGAGTTAATGTGGGTAGACTCATTTGACCGTGTTGCTAACACTGCAACTGTAGCCCCATTTGGTCGTGGCTACCTAGGTACTACTGCTGCTACACACACTCTTGATACGAAGGTAACTATCAGTCCTACCTTCCCAAGATTTAATATAAAGAGAGCAATCAACGATACTATCCGCGCCCTTGGCGCCAACATATTTGCTGTAAAGACTACAACTTTTACATTCAACTCTGCGGTTTCTACATACGCTTTTAACAACCTTAACATTAAGAACATACTTTCAGTAACCTGGCAGGACATTGGACCTTCTAAAGAGTGGGTTCCACTACGTCGCTGGGACTTTGATTCATTAGCCTCTACTGCAGCCTTTGGCGCAGGTGCTCAGACAATCACTTTGGGTGAGGCTCCAGTATCTGGTCGTACAGTAAAGGTTGTTTATGCAACTGACCCTGAACCATTTACATCTAACTCAGATGTGTATGCAACAGTAACTGGTCTTCCAGAGTCAACACGGGACGTAGTAATTTTGGGCGCAGCCTACCGCTTGCTCTCATTCCTAGACCCTGCTCGTGCTTCACAGGTAAGCCCACAGGCTGATGAGACAGATGCTAAGCGTCCATACGGTGCTTCTCAGACAGCAACCAGACAACTTTATGCTCTTTACACACAACGCTTGGATGAAGAGACAAAATCACAGCAACAGAATTATCCCGTCAAAGTTCACTACTCCCGCCGATAAGGAACATCAATGCCAACAGTTAGAAAATATTCCTCACGCTCACAGCAGACAACGCTGTCAAGCGCAGTTACATCTAGTGGTACATCAATCACAGTTGTCTCTGCAGCATCCCTTCTTGGTGGAGTTACTGTAGCCGCTAATGAAGTGTTCACGATTGTCATTGACCCTGATACGGCTCTTGAAGAAATTGTAGATGTAGTCTCCGCAGCGGGTAACCCTGTCTCTGGAAACACAATTACTATTGTTCGTGGACGTGATGGTTCCTCTGGCACGGCGCACTCTGCTGGTGCCGTTGTTCGTCATATGGCTATCGGTAGAGATTACCGTGAAGCAAATGAGCACATCAATGAGACTGCATCAGCGCACGGTTTAACTCTTACTGATGTTGTCACAACTACAAATACAAAGACTTTAACTAATAAAACAATCAGTGCTGCAGATAACACCCTTACTGGTGTAGCAACTCTTACTGGAACACAGACATTAACCAACAAGACTTTGACTAGCCCAACCATTACTGGAACTGGTGCTATTGCTGGTACTTTTACAGGAAACCTTACAGGTAACGTAACTGGTAACGTATCAGGTAGCGCAGGAAGTGCAACAGGTAATGCAGCAACTGCAACCGCTTTGGCTACTGGTCGTACATTCCAATTAGTTGGAGATGTAGAAGCAAGTGGAGTTACTTTTGATGGCACAGGAAACGTAAGCCTAACAACTGTAATTGGTACTGGTGCTATCGTAAACGCAGATGTTAATGCTTCTGCTGCTATCGCAGCAAGTAAGATTGCTGGTACTGCTGTAACTCAGGCTGATACAGGCACTGTTACTTCTACAATGATTGCCAATGGCACTATCGTAGATGCTGACGTTAATGCATCCGCTGCTATTGCTAAGACTAAGTTAAACCTTGGTGGAACTATTACTTCCGCTGACTTGGTTGATGGAACTATCGTAGCCTCAGATATTGCTGACGGTACTATCACTGCAGCCAAGATGGTTACAGACCCATATGCTCGTGCTAACCATACTGGTAGCCAGCCAGCATCAACTATCTCAGATTTCAACACAGCAGTACGCACATCTCGTTTAGACCAAATGGCTGCACCTACTGGCTCAGTTGCCTTAAACGCACAGAAACTTACTGGAGTAGCAGACCCAACATCAGCACAGGATGCTTCAACTAAAGCATACGTTGATGCTCAGGTTAACGCTCTTGTAGATGGTGCTCCTGGAACTCTTAACACTCTTAATGAAATTGCTACAGCAATCTCTAGTGGTGGTTCATTTGAATCTACAGTAGTACTCAAGTCAGGTTCTACTATGACTGGTGCTCTTACCTTGTCAGGTGCTCCTACAGTAGACCTACACGCTGCTACAAAGGCGTATGTAGATACAGTTGCTGGTTCTGCTACTGCTGCTGCAGCAAGTGCAACGGCTGCTGCTGCATCATATGATTCTTTTGATGACCGCTACTTAGGTGCTAAAGCAAGTGCACCTTCTGTAGACAATGACGGTAATGCACTTATTGAAGGTGCTCTTTACTGGAACTCAACATCTAATGCAATGCTTGCCTGGGATGGCGCTGCTTGGGCATCTATCTCATCAACTGCAGACATCTTCCGCTATCGCTACACAGCATCTGGTGGAGAGACTTCAGAGTCAGGTCCAGATGATAATGGTTTAACACTTTCATATATTGTTGGCAAAGAGCAAGTATACCTAAACGGTGTACTTCTAGTTCGCTCAACAGATTATGTAGCAACTAATGGAACAAGCATTGCCTCTCTTGCAGCCTTGGCTTCTGGAGATATTCTTGAAATCATTACCTTCACAGCATTTGACCTAGCAAATGTAATTAGCCCAACAGTTATTGATGCTAAGGGTGACTTAATTGCAGGTACATCTGCAGACACTATAGGTAAACTAACCGTTGGAACTAACGGACAGTACCTACAGGCTGACTCAAGTACAGCCACTGGATTAACCTGGTCAACAGTATCTGGCTACTCAGCCCCAACTTTAGGCTCAACAAGTATTGCATCAGGTGCAACGGTAACAACAATTGCTGGTCTAACTCTGACAGCACCAACTTTAACTGGAACAGTAACTGCATCAGGAGATATTAACCTATCTGCTGCAGGTGGCCCAGGAAGCATAGTAGACGAACTAACACTCATTCTTATGGGTGCCCTCTAAACGAAAGGTAGTAAATAATGGCTACATTAACCAAGGCTCTGTTTCGCGGAGCAGCAACAACTACAACAACAACAGTACTCTATACAGTACCTGCTTCTACTAATACAGTAGTGAGCAATATTGCAGTAACTAATACTGGTTCATCTGCTTACACATTTACTCTTGGTATGGGAACTGCTGGTGCAAATACAGCACTTCATACAACCGCTGCTATTGCAGCAAATACAACTGTATATATTGACCTAAAACAAGTGCTTGCTACAACTAACACTATTACTGGTGGAGCATCTAACGTAGCAGTTAACTTTCATATCAGCGGAGTGGAGATTTCCTAATGGCATTATCAGTATTTCCTGCAGCAGCAGGTGGTGGGTTTGACCCTAGTAAAGTAACACTTCGCCACACAGTAACAAGTAGTGGTTCTGTAACTATACCAGCCGATGTAACTTGGGTTTATGCAGTTGTAATTTCAGGTGGTGGTAGCGGTGGTACGGGTAACGGAAGCGGTGGTAATTGTCACGGCGGTGGCGGTGGTGGTGGCATAGTTTGGGGATGGACACCTAAAGCATCTACAGTTACGGTTGGTGCTGGCGGTGCCAGCGTCTCTAGCAGTAATATTAGTGGCAATAATGGTGGCAACAGTTCTTATGGAATAATACGTTCTGGCGGTGGCGGTGGTGGTGGTGGACAAAACGGTGGTAACCCACAAGATTATCCAAAATCCTCTACTGGTCCTGGCGGAGGCGGTGGAGGCGCTGTTGCAACAACATCAAGCACTGCTGCAGATGTTAAACAAGGTGGCTGGGGTGCTGGTAGTCCTCACGGTCCAGCAGGAGTACCTTCTTCTAATGCTTCCGCTGCTCTTATAGCAAGTAATTTAATGGGCGGAATGGTTGGCGCTGGTGGTGCTGGCGGTAACGGTGCTTATCAAAGTAGTCAGCAACAAGATGGCAAACCTGGTGGCAATGGATTATCTGGTGGTGGAGGCGGAGGCGGTGGAGTCGTTTCAACTTACGCAGGAATTGGCGGCAAGGGTGGAGATGGCATTATTGGTGGTGGTGGCGGTTCATCTTCATCTGCTGGTGGTACTTCTTATCCAGGCGGTAATGGTGGTAACGGCTCATTTTTTAATGGCGGAACTAGCAGTAGTGTATACGGCGGTTCTGGTGGTGCTGGGTACTTAGCAGATGGAACTAGTGCATCAGGAAATGCTGGCGGTAACGGTGGCAACGGTGGTGGTGGTGGCGGTGGTGCTTCATCCAATAGTGCAAGCGGCGCAGGTGGTAACGGCGTTGTCTACATATATTACTAGGAGAAAAAACAAATGAAAACTTATGCAGTAATACAAAATAATAAAGTAGTAAATGTAATAGTTGCTGACTCTAAAGAAATAGCAGAAGAAGTAACCAATCTTACTTGCATTGAATATACACCAGATAGTGGTGTGGGAATTGACTGGATATATGATGGTACAAATCTTGTACGTCCAGTAATAGAGGAGACTCCAGATGAGTAAAGCAAGAGACCTAGCAAACGCAGGTACAGCCTTAACTACAGTATCAGCAACAGAATTAGGCTACCTAGATGGTGTTACCTCTGCTATTCAAACACAAATCAATACTGTAACTACAGCGGTTAACAATGTAGATGCAACACCAACAGCACTAATGACAATGGGAGCATAACTATGCCAACAGCATATAAAGTACTAGGGCAAGTAAATCCTAGCGCAACAACAGCAACAACTCTTTACACTGTAGGGGCTGGTAAGTCAGCAGTAGTATCTACTATTGCGGTATGTAATCAGGCAGCAACTTCGGCTACCTTCCGTATTGCTGTCCGTGTTGCTGGCTCTGCTCTTTCTGCTGAAGAATATATTGCTTATGATTCAACAGTAGCAGCCAATGATACAACAATGCTTACTATTGGAATTACGCTTGCAGCCACAGATGTTATTACTGTGTATGCATCATCTGCAAATGTATCGTTTAACGCATTCGGAAGCGAGATTTCATAATGGCTGTATCTAAACTTAACCCTGTAGCAGGTGGACTTGACATAACTAAATTAACCCTTCGTCAAACAATTACATCAACTGGCAGCGTTTCTTATCCTGCTGGAGTAATGCAAGTTTTTGCTGTTGTAATTGGAGGCGGAGGTTGCGGCGGACTTACTGGTAGCGGAACACCTGGTGGTGGAGGCGCTGGTGGCGTTGCCTTTGGTTGGACATTTCCTTCACCCTATGCAGTTATTGGCGCAGGTGGTGGAAATAACCAAAGTGGTTCTGCAAGTATGTATGGTGCAATTATTGCTGGTGGTGGTGCTAAAGGTGCTCCATCTGGACAATCCACAGCAAATGGTTCTCCAGGAACTGTTATGAATTCTTCACCTTATTTTCTTGGTGAACCTGATAATACTAATGGTCATATTTACGCTTATAATGGTTCAGTTGGTGGTGCTGGTTCTGGTGCTCAAAACGCAAATGTTGTTGGTGGATACCACAACTACATTATGACAGCAAACAGTCAAAACATTAGAATATTATATGAAGCAGGTTTAGGTGGAATTTATGCACCAGTTGGTGCAGGACAACGTGGTTCGCTTAACGGCGGAGTTAATGGAAACACAAATGGACTTTCAGGTTCAGGCGGTACTGGCTCTGCTAACCAAACTGCAAACAGCACTGCTGGAAACGGTGGTCCTGGTTATTTTGCAGGTGGCGGTGGTTCTTGTAATGGAACTGGTGGTGCTACTTTCTTTTTCGCAGGTGGAACAACAGACACAAGGGCTGATACGCGAGGCGGTGGCGGCGGTGCTGGCGCACTAGGCGCTGGTGGTTCAACTACAAACGTCAATGGTGGTAATGGTGGTTCAGGTGGCGGTGGTGGTGGTGCCGCTGGTGGCAATGGTTCTGGTACTGCAGGAACTGGTGGTAACGGCGCAGTATTACTTTATTGGTAGGAGAAAAAAATGAAACAATTTGCATTTGTTAATAATGACAACATAGTTACTACAATCGTTGCATCTGAATCTATAGAAAAACTATCTGAGATTCCAGGTGGCAGTGAAGGTATTGAGTTGCCAGAAGTTCACGGTATTGGTGCTGGGCATATCTATAACCCAACTAACAATACATTTACTGAACCAACAGAATAATAACTATCCCTGAGTATTGGATTAAAACTGCTCAACTAATTTTTCTACCTAAGGAGTACTGTGGCATTTCGTGATATTACCGAAGGTGACGATAATGTATGGGCACTTGCTGGCGATGGGTTACCTATTGCTCGTGGTGTCGCAGACATTGGCGTTGCAACAACTGCTGGTCTCTGGCAAAACACTGATGTTGCCTACGATGTAGCCCTTGGTGGACTTCCATTTATTTATGCAATCAGTGATGCACGTCCTTACACACGTCAGACTGCACCCTTTCGTAAAGACCAGTTTGACAATGGAGCAGAACCAGGTGAGCAATCACTTACTGGTTGGTGGTTAAGAAGTCAGTCATCTTTTCACGGTGGAGAGGGCATTAGATTCTACGACCCATCTGCTGGTGAAACAGTTGCACATAGATTTACAGATAGCAAGAATGTAGATGTCTGGACTAAAGGACAAGTAACTCTACTTAAAAGCGTAGAGAATACTCACGTTACTACTGGACCAGTAACTGGAACAGACCATCAACATCCGAACCAACACGTTCGTTCTATCCAGTGGGGTGGAGTAAATGGTGTGTTGCTACACGATGAGTTTGATGTAGATAAAATCTATCCATCAATTACTGTGTCTATTACTAACAAGGCTTTAACTTCCAATGTAGCAACACTTACCACCTCTGCAGCGCACGGGCTTACAGTTGGTATGACTATTACAATTACAGGTGTAGATGCAACATTTAATGGTGAGTATCGCATTACAACCGTGCCTACAACAACTACTTTTACCTATGCTAAGACAGCATCTAATGTAACCTCTACCGCTGTATCACCAGTTGGCACTGGTGTGACTAATCCAGTAATCCACTTCATTGACTATATTTCTGGCACAGACCGTAAGGTAAACGCTATCTGCGACGATGGAGTCAATGCTTACTGGGTAACTAATAAGACTGCAGGTGGAGCGCAACGCCTTACTATGTTTAAGAAGCCATTATCTGGTGATTCAATTACTGGTTCATCTAATCCTAGCGCAACAGGTGATGTTACCCAAATGTTCCAAAGCGGAGACGAAGAAATCATTCACGCTGAAATGGAATTTATTAAAGACCGCATTATTTTATGCGTGAACAATAAAGTTTATGAATTTCCAACTAGTACAGATGCAATCGGTGATGGAAACTTAGTCTACACAAATCCAAATACTAACTATCATTACACTTCTATTGCTGCATCTGGACCAGCCATCTATACTGCTGGACACTCAGGAATCTATTCAACAATTCAAAAGTACACGCTTTCAACAGCAGGTGTAATGCCCACTCTTACATCAGCAGTTGTAGCAGCAGAACTACCTTCTGGGGAAATAGTTGAAAAACTTTCTTACTACCTAGGTTATATGATGATAGGTACAAACAAAGGAATCCGTGCAGCGGTTGTTTCTGACCAAGATGGTTCTATTAACTATGGTCCACTTATTGTAGAAACAACTCAGCCTTGCTATGACTTTGCAGCAAGAGATAGATTTATTTGGTGTGCTTCAGGTATCGGTACACTAGATGCTGGCTTGTATCGTATTGACTTAGGCAATGAAATAGAACCTTTACGCTTTGCTTACGCTAAAGACTTGCAGGTAACACAGAGTGCCGAGCACTATACAACAGGTGTTGCATTTCTTGGAGTAACAAACAGACTCGCATTTTGTACTGCATATGAAGCAACAGATGGAGCAATTTATCTAGAGTCAGAATCAACCTTGGCTGAATCAGGTTACCTAACTACAGGTTACATCCGATATGGAACACTAGAGCCTAAGAACTTTAAGCGCCTTCTTGGACGAGGTAACTTTACTTATGGCTCTCTTAGTCTTCAAACTATAGATAAGTTTGGAAACCCACCTTATGACCACATTACATATGATTCAGGTACAGCACCTATTGAAGTGGCAACTAACAGTCCTGAAACAGCGCAAGAGTATGTAGCCTACAAGTTTGTTCTTACTCGTGATACAACTGATACAACAAAGGGTCCATTGTTTCAAGGCTACCAAATTAAAGCAACCATTGCTACTCCACGCCAGCGTGTAATTCAATTCCCAGTTTATTGTTTTGATGTAGAAACTGACCGTTACAATGTGGTAACTGGTTACGAAGGACGTGCTGCAGAGCGCATTCTTGCACTAGAAAATATAGAAGAAGGTGGAGACGTAGTTAACTGGCAGGATTTATCTACCCAGGAAATTCGTCAATCCGTAATTGAACAAATCACATTCACTCGTATGACTCCTCCTGACAAAAGATTTGATGGCTTCGGAGGCATACTTACCATAACCGTCAGGACCGTGTAATGACAGCAGCAGAATGGGCTGGGCTTATTGTCTCAGTCGCGACAATAGTAATTAGTTTCGGTGCAGCAACACGTTGGTTAGTTAAACACTACCTTGATGAGTTGAAGCCGAATGGGGGCAACAGTTTGAGGGACTCCGTGAACACTAACACCGAGAGGCTTAACCGAGTTGAACAAAGAGTTGACCAAATCTACGTCCTATTATGCGAGAGTAAGAAATAGTTTAGCAGTTTGTTTTATAGCATTTAATTTTTTATTCTTAGTTCCACCAGCATATGGTGAGGAATCACTACCAGAAGTAACAACTATAGTTACCAATGGTGGAGATGATGTCTCTTATCAGATACCGCTGACAGTATCAGTTGTCTACGACGGTGTTACTTATGAGAACGTCTATGCAACAACCAACTCAGTCATCACCTTTGGTAGACCAGACGGTACATATTGGACTTATCCAACAACACCTTCTGTCTCTATTGAGTCTAAAGACTGGTGGGTATTGCCTCAGCAAATGCCAGACACTCACTTTATTATTAATGTAAGTGAAGGTGGGTTCCAAGTAGATGGTAACTATCGTCCATATGGAACATTTACTGGTGAAACAACAAGCATTATTATTACTGCACAGATTCAAACAGATGGAACTGTTGCATATAGTTATGCAGTAGATGGTCCATTAACAGGTAATGAAAGAACTGGTGCAGTACTTACTGATGGAACTATTGTTCCTTTAGAAGAAGTAAATATTATTCAAGTTGAAGAGGCTCCTGTATTGGAACCTGAACCTGTGGAGCCTACTCCTGAACCTGTTCCCGTTGAACCAGAACCTGAACCTGTTGTTCCTGAACCAGAACCAACTCCAGAACCAGAGCCAGTTATTCCTGAGCCTGTAGTTCCTGAACCTGTCGTTCCAGTAGAGCCAACTCCCGTTGTAACTCCTGAACCATTGCCTGAACCTGTGACACCCCCAGTGTATATCCCAGAACCAGAGATAGTAGAGACGCCAGTAGAAGAACCAGAAATTCAACCATTACCTACTCCAGAACTTGAGCCAGAGCCAGAACTTGAGCCTGTCCCAGTTGAGCCTGAGCCTACGCCAGAACCTATTGAACCAGAACCTATTCAACCTGAACCTCCTGTAGAAGAAACCGAAGAAACAATAGTACAGGTAGATGATGTTGATTTGGAAACATTAGCACCTGACACGCCAGTTGAATTATCCAATGGTGTAGTAATCACAGCAGAACAAGCAATAGCAGTTCAGTTACTACAAGACCCAGCAGCATTACTTCAAGAATTATTTACAGACCCTGGCGCAGCATTGGCTGCCCTTGGTTCAGTAGGGGCGGATATGACAGAAGAAGAGCGAGAAGAATCTGAGAAGGTAATTATCGCAGCAGTCATTGCAGGAAACATAGCCACTACAGCAGCCACCTCAGCAGCAGGTGCTGCAGCAATCAGGAGAAAACCATAATGAAAAACTTCTTTTCAGATATAGCAAACCAACTATGGACACTACTAGGTATGTTCATTGCTTGGGTTGTCCTTGAAGGTTCAGCCAAAACAGTAGTCGGCTACGCCATCTTTGGTTCAACAATTATCTGGGTATTCACATACAACCTACGCAACCCTAAGGACGAATAATGAAATCACTAAACAATGTACTGATGCGTATTGTTGCAGTATTTGCAGCAAGCGGTCTATCAGTAATCGGTGCTGGCGCCATTGCTGGCGTTGACACAATCACAGCAGTAACCGTTGCTGGTCTTACAGCAGTAGCAGCCGTAGTTGAGAAGTTGGCTCGTGCATTTATGGACGATGGCAAACTATCACTAGATGAAATCAATGCTGCATTCTCAGCAGTTGATAAGGGTGCAAAGACTGTGGCTGATGTTGAAGTTGAGGCACGCTATGCAGCGACTGCAGCAGCAACTGTAGCGGCAGCAGCCGTAGCAGTAGAAGTAATTCCTGACGACGAAGAATACAACTAAGGAGTAGCAATGGCAGACAAGGGAACGGCACAAGCAATCATTGAGGTTGCTCTTGGTGAAGTTGGAACCATTGAAGGTCCTAAGGATAATGAAACAAAGTACGGCAAGTTTATGAAGGCTAACTACCTAGCGTGGTGTGGCTCATTTGTAAACTGGTGTGCTAATCAAGCAGGAGTAAAAATTCCTAACTGTGTTTCAACAGTTGCAGGAGCAGGAGCATTTAAGAAAATGAAGACTTGGTTTGAGGCAGATTGCGGACAATCTCCACAGCCAGGCGATATTGTTTTCTTTGACTTTCCAGGAGATGGCGTAGACCGCATCTCTCACGTTGGAATCTGTACTCACATTGAAGCCGATGGGGTTATCTTGACTATTGAAGGAAACACATCTTCAAAGAAATCAGGAAGCCAAAGAAATGGCGGAGAAGTGTGCAAGCAAGTTCGTGCATACAAGAAAAACAAAAAAGGTATTACTGTTAGCATTGTTGGTTGGGGTCGTCCTAACTACGATGGTAATGAGGTAATAGCACAGGTCCCAGTACCTGAGAAGCCAGCATTTCCAGGGCGTATTACGCCAGGAGATAAGGGCGAGGGAGTTAAGATAGTTCAGCGAGCACTTGGCTTAAAGGCTGATGGCATCTATGGTCCAATAACCAGACAGAACGTCATTAAGTTTCAAGACAACCACGATATTGTTGACAGCAATGGTATCGTTGGTCCTAAGACTTGGGCAGAACTTATCAAATTCCTTTAATCAAACTAAGGAGAAAACAATGAAGGCAAAACTAATCGCAATCGCTAGCACTTACTTTCGTGCAGCATTCGCAGCAGTGACAGCACTATACCTTGCAGGTGAGACAGACCCAAAGGCTCTGGCTTATGCATTTATAGCAGCGTTCGCTGGTCCTATTCTCAAGGCTTTGGATACCAATAGCCCTGAGTTTGGTCGTGGAAGCAAGTAACTGGAGTACCGATTAAACGCCTTCTGAGGCGCTTTTAAGACACTTAGACCCCTGGGTCATAGAGAAATCTATGGCTTGGGGGTCTTTTTGTCATTTCTTCTGGAGCCAGACTTGGTAATCCTTGGATAGTAATTCGTACTCGCCAGTATATTTGGCAAGGAAATCATCTATCGCTGGCTTAGGTGTTGTGTGTGGGGGTAGGTCTTCTCCCCATCTGTAATCATCAAAGGCTAGGATTCCATTAGGCTTAAGGATTGACCAACAACTTTCAGCATCTTCTGCCACAGCCTTTGCTGTATGGTCTCCGTCTATGTAGATGAAGTCGTAGGAATCCCTGAGGTTAGGTAAAGCGTACTCAGACTTAGAGCAGATAGATAACAAATTGTTATACTTCTCTGTGCGCTGGTTGTAATAAGCCTGAACACCTGAGAACGAAATGAGTTTATGTTCACGCTCATCTGAGCCTTCCCAAGTATCTATATCTGTAAGGGTAGATGATGGGTCGGTTAGAATATTATCAAGTAACCAGACGGAAGCATCACCTGTGTATGCACCAATCTGTAAGAACTTAAGGTTAGATTGACCAGCCAGTTGGGTTAGATGATTTTCAAAGTTGTATTGTTGACCTGCGAACCAGTTGGGAAATGTCGGTGTGTCGTTTTGCATTAAGTGTCCTGTCTGTGTATAATTAATTATATAATAACATAATTAATATATATAGGCGCTAAGGCGCCATATAATATATATAATAATTATATATTATATTATATACATTCAACTGAATATTAGATAGTTCTCTTGTGTTGAGTACTCTCCTGTCCTCCACAGGAGGACTATCTAACATTATTAGACAGGAGTAAATATGTTCAACAAAGAAATCAATGAATTAATT